GTGGGTAGTACATGGCGCAGGCTTGAAGACATCAGACGTTTGACATTGGTTAGTGGTGTTGCCACTGCCGCACGTAACTCTATGTCACAAGTGTTGCGTTCAGGTGTAGATACAATGGTGTATTCATTTGAGTCTGCAATTAACCCTAATAAAAAGTTTAGTTTTCAGGGAAGTCTTGCACAACTAAAACAAACTTTCTTTGATCCACAAGATTCAGCTACAATTGCACAGTTTTTGCTTGATGCGTTTCCAGATCAAAAGGTTCGTTTTTACAATCAGTATTCTGAAGTATCTAACAAACTGGCTAAAGGTAATCCGGGTCAGAATGCACTGTCAAAACAGGGCGAAGGTCTTACAAAGACTAACCAGATTCTTGATACATGGGAAAATGCAATTCACCATGTAAACATACTTAACCGTTTTCAAGAAGCTGTCTATCGTAATGGTGCATTTACTGCGTCTATGCAACGCCAGATGATTGATAAAGGCGTAGACATGATGGATGTTCTTAAAAAGGGAACACTCACAGAAAACATTACTGAAGACATGGTGGCAAAAGCAACCAATGATGCATTAGAATTTACTTACGCATCACAGCCAAAAAGTAGTATGGGAAAGTTGATAAACAACTTTATTGTTCAATCGGGTTTGACAACACTAATACCTTTCCCACGATTTATGATTAAATCTATGGAATTTACTTGGAACTATAATGTTACAGGTGCAAGCTCTGCTTTGTTTAAAATGGGTGCAGCAAAACTAAAAGGCCAAAAAATATCAGATGATGCATACAGACAATTATCTGAAGGTATTGCTGGTGGACTTCCTATGATTGCTCTAGGTTATTATTTGCGTGACCGTGATAATGATATAGCAGGGTCAGACTGGTATATGCTGAAGGATGGAATGGGTAATGAGTTTGATGCTCGTCCATACTTCCCATTAACACCTTATCTGTTGATTGGTGAAATGCTACATCGTGGTACAATTCCAATTGACTTCCTAAAAGACCCAGATGTCTTGAAAGAAACAACAAAAGAAGAATTGCTTGAAGGTTTTACTGGTACTGGTTTTAGAGGTCAAGGTCCTCTTGATATGCTTACACGTGATTTGTTAAGCGAAACAGCCGATCCACTTGACCAACAAGATACATACAATAATCTTGGCAGATACATTGGTGAGATGGTATCTGGCTATGGTCAACCTATCTGGCAGGTTGCTGATGCAGCATCATTGTTTACCGACATGAATCAACGTCAACGTGACTATGCAGAAGACCCGAAGTACAGAGATAGTGTTGAATCATTTTTCAATGGATTTATGCGCCCAATTGATTTGCGGGTTGGTAAAATAACAGAAGAAGTTGGTGATGCATTTGGATTTGAGGTAGCTACTTATCCAGATAAAGAAGACCCACGTTTTGAAGAAACTCCAGAGCGTGTTATGCCATTTATGAAGTTAATGTTTGGCGCAACATTGCAAAGAATACCACCAAAATATGTAAGTGAACTATATGATTTAGGTTTTGACTATCGTAACTTTATGACTAGAACAAGTTCTCCAAAAGTGGACAGAGCAGTAAACAGAGAAATGGGATATTCCATGAACATGGAAATACCAGAAGTTCTAGCAACTGCTCGTGAAGAAGGTTTGTCTGCAGCAGACACTGCCGCAAGAGTTGGTAAATGGATTTCAACAGCGAAAAGTTCTATTCGTTCAGAAATGAAAAATATGGATAAAGATACTGTTGCTGCTGCAAACATTAGTAAGTTTAGAGGGCAACCACAGTCTTCTAAACGTGCGGCAATGGACGCTTTTGAAAAAGAATATGGAAGAGAAGTAGACATGTTTAATCCAGAAGAAGTGCTACGACTCCTTGATTATACAAAGACACATGGGATTTATGCAAAACAAAGACAATAAATAAAGGGGGCAATTAAGCCCCCTCTTTTATATGCAATCACATATATCGTTAGCTAATCCCATGCTACATGCGTATAACAACCAACACACAAGTATCACAAACGGTGTATACCTAACGATTATCCCCAGAACCTTGAAGCATACCCCTAGCTTTCCTGTCTGCAAGTTTCTCAATGTTGTCTTCCATAACTTTACCAAGGTTAACTCCTAGTTCTTGTGCCAGTACAGCAATATACCAACAGACATCTCCTAACTCTTTCGTAATCTCTGCACGTTTAGCAGGGTTATCACCATCACGTATGAGCTTCTTTGCTTTGTTGGCAATCTCTCCTGACTCACCTGCCAGTCCTAACGTCAAGTACGCTAGGGCTGTTTCTTTTGGAAAGATAGCTGTCTCACAAGCCTTCTGTTGATATAATGATGCTGTAATGCCACTCATTTGTTTCTCCCTCATCCACTGTTTAGCCTCTTGCTCCAGATTCATTTAACTTCTCCAAGTTTTCAAAGTAGGCTGCGTTCCACCCCCTTTGCCACTCACGGTATTGCATAGTGTGAACGTCCATATTTGGTCTATTTTCTACGAACACACTATGCTTACCAATCTTTTTGAAGCCACCACCTTTATGGAACGCTTCATAACCCCACTGGTATTGAATACGTAGTGGAGCATCATACTTGCCTAGACCGTTACGCCTCACCGTTGTCCCCTTCTTCATTTTTAGGCTCGTTTACAGAAGCTATTAGCATCTTTGTGAAAGAATCCTGTGCTACACGTAGCTGATCCAGCCCAAACTGCGCTTGAGCAATCTTTGCATTCAAGTCACGAATCTGATTCACCAGATACTGTTCGTTGTTTTCTAGTTCGTCATAGTCATATTCTTTACCATCAATAGTAATCATTTGTTTTTCATCATTCATTTTCATATTCTCCTTTCATATGATCATATTCTTTTTGTTTAAGTTTCTGCCATTCTTCATAACTAGGATGGCTACGTGGGGGATTGAACTGTATCCAACCATCCCCACGCTTCCACACTAACTTACCACTACGCTGCTTCGATGTCAACTACTTCACATATACCAGCAGTACAAGCTAACTCACGCCCGCCTGAAGTTGTATCCTCTTTTTCAAACTCTTGCAACAATGACCAGTTTACATTTTTTGGCATCTTTGTCAAGAACTCTTTATATGTATCTTCATCAATGTCCTGATAAGGTGCTTGCTTATACGTATGGTCATCATGTGGCAAGAAACTAATGCCAGATACTTCATCAAAGTTTTTGTACACCCATGTGCCTACTTCCATCCACTCATGTTCTTTCACAGAGATTGTAACAGATGGTTTGTGTTCACACCAATAACGCTGGTACATAAGCCACAGTTCAAGCTGTTCGATAGCTGTCATATCAGTCCGTGTCACTGCCTTTTTAGGTGACTTCATCGGAAAGCTAAAGACTGTCGTGCTATCAGGCTTCATTACATCTGGCTCTGCAGGAATACCCTGTGACATAAGGAACTGTGTCAGTGGGTCTTTGTTATCGCCACGAACAGTACGAATGTAATATGGGTTGTGCCGTGCGTGAATACCAGATGCTGCATCAGTCAACTGTGACACTGTACCTGATGGCTTGACGCATGTAACAGCAGTAGACTGTGAGATGCCAATCATCTTGGCATATGCTTTGTTAGTCTCAATTGCTACATCACGTAAGTTTTCTAGGACCTGGCCTATGTTCATGCCAAGTTTAGCACTGCGTCCTGATGTAAGTTCATTATCCATGATACCTGTCAATGACACACCCAACAAACGCTCTTCCTCTGTGTTGTTCTTCCAAATCTTACGCAGATATTTAAAGTCAGTTAGTGTAGCTTGTAATGTACCAAGAATAGTGGCAAGACGAACTTTCTCTTTTAGAGTTTCCACTGTGTCTGTTGCACGAACAACTACCTCTGACAAGTTACAGAACTGGTATGGGCGTAAGATAATCTCACTGCAAGGGTTGCAGCCGAAGTCATGCTCAACATCACGCCGACCATTCTTTGATGCCTGCATTTTTGCAGATTGCCTATTGAATATACCACGTTCACCTGACTTTGATTCGTACAGAGATAGCCACTCACGCATGAATGTACCCATCTGTGGCTTTTCTTTATAAGCAACGCTGTTGTTTGCAAGCGCACGTTGCCCTTCATATTCCCACCACTTACCTGCTTTTGCATGACGCATTTGGTCATCATTCAGGTTGGACAGGCTGATGAGTGCGCTTCGTCTGACACCACCAACTACGACAACCTCACCAATTTTACACATGATGTCGTGACATTCGATTGGATACAAGCGGCGACCCGCAGCACCCTTGAACTTTTGAATACAAAACTCAAATAGTTCAACAAGGGGCTGTGGACCTGACGCACGACCACCGAAAGTCTTGAGCCTTGCACCTGCAGGACGCACTTCGCTGACATCGAACTTGGGAATTTGTCCAGTGTAAAGCATAGCAATTAATTCTTTTAGTGACTTTGCCCATCCGGGGCGACTGTCACCTACTTTAATTATTGTGTCTGTATCATGGAAATCTTCATTAACTTGAGGCAGCTTGTTTATATGATGGCGTTCAACAGAGAAGCCCACACCTGTACCACACATAAGAATATACATTGTCTCATCAAATGCACGGGGATTGTCTACAGGAACATATGAACAGTTATAGCCACCAACATGACACCGATCCAATGCAGGACCAGCAGTCATAAGCGCACGCATACTTGGCATTACTTGCTGTGTAAGTACTGCCTCTTCAAGTTCAGCCCTTAATGAATCAGAAAGCTGATAGTCGTGATTGCTAGACAAGTGACTAGCCATATAGTCAAAATATCTTGATACTGTTTCATTCCATGTTTCTCTTCGCTGCTCATCTTCCTTCCATCTGGCATAACGTGAAAGTGCTATAAAATTTTGATAGTCTGTAGGTAAATAATTGTTTATCATATCTGTCACTCCTGTATTGTTTTCATACTTTTAATTTCAGCACCGTCTACATCATAAAAATACTCCCGGATACCGTCTTCTAATTCCTCACCAACATTTTCATCTGCTGGTATTGGATATTCTTCTTCGTCTACATCAAGGGTAATAAACATCTTAACTCTTATCACTTGCCATTACCTCTTCAATTAGCTTGTCCAGATACCACTGTGCTTTCTTCAAGTCTTCTAGTGGTTTTCCCTTATAGTCAAAACGCCATAGGTATTTCATTATATTACCTTGCAAGTAATATTTGAACCCATCACCAGTGGCAGCAGAGATAGCTTGAACACACTCAATGCCTGTCTGATTATAATGTGGTGGGCTATTGACCATATCAACTGCATCTTCAGAAGGCCACATTTGTTTACTGTCTGATTGTTCCATAGCTTGTTTCATATATGTTTCATGTCTCATGCGTTCCCCTTTGTCTTAAAATCAATTGAAATAATATTTTTATCACGAGAAACAATAGTGGGTTTTTCATCCTCGTAGTCATCTTCTAACACAACTTCAACAACACTGTCAACAACATTCACAACATAATCATGTACCATATCTCTTATTTTTTCATTATTTTCCATAATCGGAACTGTTGATGCCATCATTTTACAGAAATGCATAATTTGAAAATAGTCATCATCACTAAATGTATTTTCTGGTTGTGAAATTATTGATATATCAATCTCCCCATTCCAAGAGCCATCATTATTTTCATAAGGACGTACACGTATTATCATATCATTATCGTCAATCATAGCTAAATCTTTTTGTTTCATGTTACTTTCTCCTTTTTATCTTGCTTCCGCTAAATGCAATAAACTTTGGATGATTGTTTTTACCCTTCTCCTTAAGCCAGTCTTCTGGAATGATGCGATCATAATATCTGAATCCATATTTAATGCACCACTCACCATAAGAAGACTTTGCACCTTTGCGTAGTTTTCGTCTACTGTTTTCAAAAACAAAACGAATGTCAAGTTTAGGATGCTGTCTTTTGATAGCTAAATGTTTACGTCTATCTGCAGCAGTGAACATGCCTTTTGTTTCTATGATGATACCGTTTTTTAACACAAAGTCTGGTGTGTAGGTGCGGTAGGCTAGGTCTTCCCATTCAATCTTAATGCATTCATAATCAAAATCTACATTAAGTTCTTTAAGAAACTTTGAAAGGGATAGCTCTAGCCCACTGCGATAACCATACTTACGTGCGGCACGAAATTGTTTTGCGTTATGCGGCATTATATTCTTCTGCCAGTTTGATATATGCCACTGTCTTTGGCTCCTTTGCTTGGGATTTAACGGCTGGCAATTCTTTCATATCAGGCCAACAATCATGCCTGTAAGAACAAAATGTACAGTTCTTATTTAGCACAAGATTGCCTGTTTCTTTCCCCCTAAACTTTTCAGGCACTGGCTCAAAGCACCGCTTAAACTCGTTTACTTCAAGCGTCTGAATAGTCTCTTCTACTTTGTTTAATTCTTCTTCAATATCAAGACCTGTAGCTGGTACATATTTAAATTCACCATTTGCTTTATTGACTACCCACCAGCCACCAGCATTTTTACCTGATGCCTTTGCGTAACCAGCAAGCTGCGCTACATACCCAAATCCGTCTGACTCTTTTAATGTTT